TGGGTCGGTAACCTAATCACGCGGTCGTGGTAAGTCAGATGCCGTGAAATAGATTGTCGAATCCACCAATAAACATAAGTAGACAGAGCATAACCACGTTCAGGGTCAAACTTCTTAATCCCATGGGCCAGACCGATATTGCCCTCTTGAACAATATCAAACATTTCCGTACGCCTTGCCCTTGGAACGTATCGCTTGGCGATAGAAACAACCAAGCGTAAATTACAGTTAATGAGCTTGTGGTATGCCCTTTTTCCCTGCTTAATTTGTTTAGGTGTAGGGTCAGGTGTATGTATCCAAGCCTGCACCTGGCGGGCCAGCATAATTTCTTGCTGTTTGGTTAACAACGGGTAACGCACAATCCCGTTTATGTATTGAGTAAAGCCGTCCATCAACCCCGAACCTCAATAATGGTGGGAAGGTAGCCAATGGAATCTTCAAGAAGGCGAGCTGTTTCTGCCGCTTTTTCTACAGTTACAAAAGAGCAGGCATCTTCTTTTTTGTTTGTAAGTCTGATCCCATTGTCTTTGGCTGATTTTGGGTAAGCCGCCGCGAGATACATGGGTTTCTTTGACCGCGATGACAAAAGCGCGTAACGGGCCATGGTGGAATGCGTTGGGCGCACTTAAAGTAGCACACTTACCCGGCGTGGCTAGCCGTCCGCAGCATCTTTTTTATTTTTTGTTCTTCCCTCTACGCGGCGTCTTACAGACTCTCGCCACGACGCTTGATCCTTAGCTAACGCCTCTTGGTAGAGCGAGGAAGGCAGGGATTTTTCCAGCGCGGCATAGACGGCATCACGGATCCATGCAGTGGAGCGCACACCTTTCTCCTTAGCTAAGTTGGCTAACAAGGCAGCTCTGTGCGGATCCAGCAAAATCTGCATGTAAGTTTTATTGCCGTGGCGTATCGCCATAAAAGTCTTCCGTGCTACAGAGTAGTCTAGCACTCTGTTACCAAGTGATAGAATCGTCTACATGCTTCTTCCATCCACTAGCATGGTTCTTCCGAGCGTTTGTACGCTGCTTACGACAGCCTTGGCGTACTTCCCTGGCCCGCTCCAAGAACTGAGCAGCCCTCTGGAGATCGGCAGTGGTGGCACGAGCCATCTCGTATCTGAGGTATGTGAGCATGATCTGCCTCCCTGTTTTCGGCTGCATAGGCAGCATCCATCACTTCAGCAAGGCTACTGTAATAGCCCATCTTTTTTAGTATACAAAACGTCCACCCGTTAGGGGTGTGATAGATGCTGACCATGTCTGCTCCTTTAGTGGATCTCGGACCAGCGCTTACCAACTTGGGGCTCTGCAAGCGGTGGGACGGTCCCAAGCCACTTAGCTTCCGCGCTCTCCATTACTTGTTTTAGCCGCGCGGCCCACTCGTTTGCCTTAGGTTCACGCACTAGAAGCAGAATTTCATCGTGAACACAAGCAGCCAGCTTGACTTCATCCTCACCCGCTTCCTGTAAGAGCGGCCAAAGATTACCCAAAGCACACTTAAGGATGGCAGCACCCGCGCCTTGGATCGGGGTGTTACACCGAACTGTCAGGCGGTTCATATCACCAGGCAGGTATCGGCGCATATCAGAGAGCGGAACCCTGATGTCCGCCCATTTATTGTTCTTGCTGTTCTCGGCCAGCTCTGCGTTCTGTTGCTGCCAAGCTCTGATGCCCGAATAGGTACTGAGCCACTGGTTACGGATCTTGGTCGCCTCTTCGACAGTCATAACGATGCCAGAAGCACCCGCATAGTTCCGCAAGCCCTTGGCACCCGAGCCATACAGCAGGCCAAAGTTTGCTGACTTTGCAATCTGACGAGAGCAACCAATCGCCTCAGCCGTAACACTATGCAGATCTTCCCCATCCTGGAACGCCTTGATCATGCGTTCGTCTTTTGCGATGGCCGCCGCAAGTCGCAACTCCATCTGACCAAAGTCCGAGTCAACAAGAACCCAACCATCAGGAGCCTCAACACATTGGCGGAACTCTGAATCACGGGGGATCTGCTGATTGTTCGGCTTAATGCAGGACATTCGACCTGACTCCGCCCCAAGCTGCAGATAGCTGGCACAAACAAAACCATCAGGCGTCATCTTTTCGAGGATTGAATCCACCATCTGCCGACGCTTTTCAGCCTTCTTCCAAGCCAAGTACGTCTGAATAACATGGTGGTCCGCAGCATACTCTTGGAGCGCTGCGCGTGAAGCACTGGCCTTCCCGGTTTTGCTGTCCACCGGAGCCTCACCCAACAAAACAGTGAACTTCTCTAGCAACTGCTTTGGGCTATTTAGGTTGAAGCCCGCCTTTACCTTCGTGCCAAGTCTGACAGAACCGGTGTCCTTAGGTCGAAGATTGAAAGCCTTTGGCGCGTTCTCTATCTCGTCAATCTCGGCGTACCACTTTTCGTACATCTCATCATCGTGACCCATCTCAGTCACTAAGCCTTTGAGCATCTTCAGTCGTCGGATGTCTGCAGGCTCTCTAGGCAGCTTGTGCTCCGGCGGTAGAGACTGATCCAGCTCAAGCAAAAAGTCCTTACCGAGCCTTTCAATGTCGTGCTCGTAGTCACCTTGCAAGCCTTGGAGCGCAACTTTATTCCACGGCAGACCAGTGCGCCACATCTGCGCCATAGCGGGCAGCGCTCTGCACTCCAGTGCAAAAGCCTGCGCCAAGCGATTGTTTTGCAGCATCTCGTCAAGCCTGTGATCAAGCTGCAGCAGCACCTCAACATCCTTAGCGGCGTAGACCAATTGGTCCCGACTTAAGACTGGTGCGCTCCAATCAGATCGCTGCTGTTCTTTGTCAAGGTCAATCTTGAGGATCCGCTTTGCGACTTGGGCAAGTCCATGCTTTACGTTGGGCGTCCCGTTGTGCAGAAGCTTGCTGGCGAGCATCGAACAGCGCACCCGACCACGCGGGTAGATGTTGTGTTCTTGCAGCCAGCCCAAGTCAAAGACAGCGTTATGGGCCAGCCAAAAGCGTTCACCGTTGGTGAAGAACAGGCGCAGCTTGTCCCAGTCGCCTTCGTCAAGTTCAAAGCAGTCGATGATGACGATGGTGCGCAGAGACTCACAGCCAATCTGGATCAGCCGTAACTTGCCAACCTCAGGCTGCAGCTGGAGCGTTTCCGTATCGAAGGCAAGGGAAATCGAGGTCGAGATCTCTTTCAGATGCTCGACCCCAAACAAATGTTTGTAGTCAGACATGGGTGGTCAGAAAATCAAAGAATGTACTCAGGAGCTAAGCCGGAAACCTCAGTTTCGTGCTTGCCGCATGGAGCGTACCAGCCGCTGTCGTCCAGCTTCCAGCCGTGCTCAGTGCGCTTTTCTGCTTTGTAACTTTCCCAGTCCAGATCACCAGGAAGCGGGAGGCCGTATTCATTGACCCAGTCATAGTCAAGGATACCGCTTGGCGAGACCCAACCGCCTTCGTCACCTTCCCAGCCTTCTTTATCAAAGGCTTTGCAGATGCGGTATTGGTCAGCCATGGCAGCATCAACAGCAGCGGCAACTTTGCCGTAGTTTTCCCACCTTGCAGCAGCCTGCATGTTGTAGTGGGACGCCTCAGCCTGTAAATGCTGGGGCACGTTTTTGAGCTTTACTCCAGCAAAAGGACTGGAATCGAAGGGATGTGTAGACATGGTCTATGCGAGTGGGTCGTTGAAAGGGTCAAATTCAAACTCTTGGCAGAGACGGCGTAGATACCACTCAGCCTTGCGGAGATCCTCTAGGCCGTTTTTCTGCCGGTAACGCCAGATGTACTTGATACAGTTACCGCGAAGGTAACCGAAGTATTCATCTGTATTCATCGCAGCTTTGATTGCTTCGATGCACTCGATGTCGCCACTGCTGTAGTGGTCAGGATTGTTGACGGGGTCAGTCATCGAAAGAAATCGGTGGGATAGCGGTCCAGTCGTCGATCCAAGGCAACATCTTGACGATGTCGTCGTGCGTTGGAGCGTTTTCGTGTGTGATGGGATCGTCCCAGAGCACACAGGTCTCGCAAGCAGCGGAACCGTACTCTGGTGGATCGTAACGAGTGGCAGGGGCCACCTGAATGGCATCATCCACGATGGCCTGAATGCGGACAAGATCAGATCCGCGCTCGTAGCTGAAACAGATGAGTTGTGCTTGGGGCATGTTTGGCCTCCGAACTACCTCTGTAAGGTAGCACATTAGTTGAGGTAGGTCGAGATCACCGGAAAGATTTCATGATCGTAAAAGCTCATGATGCTGGCATCGATCCCATTCTTCAGGGCCTTGTTGACATCCTGCTCCAAGCGGCAGAACTCATCGGCTGTGTCGGCGTAAATGTCCTCACAGACACCCATCGGCATACCGTCCGGCCCATAAGCGGTGTACCTGACAATCGCCAGGTAAGGCTGCTCCCGCTGCAGCTCGTAGTAAGTGACCGTGGTTCGCCCGGACATAGATCCATCCGACCCATACCCAGTCTGGAGGCAGATAACACGCTTTAACATAGAGTAGTAGTTGGTAAACGGTCCAATGGAAGCCAAGCGTGAGTTTGCCTACGAAAAGTTCAAGAGACAAATCCAGTCCTGTAGCGATGTGAAGGAACTGCAAGACATAGCTTGCAAGTTCCTCCGCCTCTATCTTGCCCAACAAGAGATGGTGGACACAATGCTCCGTAAGGGGTGGTTATCCACCAAGGGCACTAATTTCTAGTCTCCTTCCGTTTCTGGATCAAGCGAGACGTTTCAGCGAATAACTCCCTCCGGGCTTCGTAGGGGATGGCGCGTGTCATCTGCTTGAGCTTGAACTGCAAGAACTGATCATCTTCATCGTCAAGCGACAGCCCTAAGTCATAAGCCGTGTTGACGGCGTTACATAGAGCGCTGACGACCCACGGCCTAAACGTGGGTGAGTCCAACAAGTCCCGCAGTAAGATTTTTTCTGATCCGGCGAGGACGTTTTCAGGGATCGAATTAGACATTAGAGTAGCAAAGAAGTGCGAACAAAAGACGAAGATCAGGAAAATTCTTCGTCGAAATCACCGGCTAGTAGCTTTTTGAACATTTTAGTAATAAAGAACTTTCTTGTAAGTCCCAGCTCACTAAAGTACGCCTCAACATCTGCAATAAGTAAAGTATCTAAGCCGCTAATCGTATACTTCTGGGTATTTTTAGTGAGGACTTTTTCTTTTACTTTTACATTTTGGTTTGGTTCGTTGCCAAGTACACACTCAGCAAAGTCCCCGATGCAAGTGTCAGGGTAGCTCTCTGACGGGCTTTTGGGTACGACCTTAATTGTTTGATTTATTTGGTAAGAGCTGATAATGTTTTGCTGTTCTTCCGAACTAAAAGACCTCGGGCAATAAACTCGAATAAAGTTTGCAGGCTTGTTTTCTCTGCAATGAGCGTCTTCGTTGGGCTGCAACAAAACCGCGTTCAAGAAAGGACGATTCTTGCTATCGAAATACGTTGAGATAACTCGCGCCTCCATTGTTTGGAGCACGGAATACTTGGTTTTGTTCATAGGAAGCGAAGCAAGGGAAGGCCGCCTTTAGGCATTGATCGAATACTACACCAAAGACGGCCAACTGTGCAATTAGGCGTCCCAGAAATCCCAAGAGGTCTGTTTAGCGCGGTCAATTTCTTCGAGTGTCCGCTCTTCTTGCCTCGCGCGGGGATATTGCTCAGACTGTCCCATCCGGGCACTATCCGCTCCAGCACTGGCGTTTGGGGTGGGACACGAGTCTTCAGATTCTGGGGGTGTCCCAGCCTGCCCTTTGGGGTGGGACAGACTTCCCTGAAAAGTCTTGTGTCCCACCTTCTGTCCCAACCCACTATCCGCACCATCACGGGGTTTTGCTTGGTTGGGACACTTACCAAGTATCTCTCCACGCGCGAGGACTGCTTGGTACAGATCCAAACTATTTTTTCCATCAGGAGCTGGTGCGGATCCAACAACCTCAACCAACCCACGCTTTACCAAGCGTTGGAGCGACTTACGGATTGCGTCAACCTTCCCGCCAACCACAGGATCAGAGTTGAGTTCCGTACGCGAGAACGTACGTGGGTAGCCCGTACGAAGCCGCTGGAGCACCCTGTCGGTAATACCACTGGGGGAAGTGTTCCCTGGATCGACCTCAGGAGTGAAGTCAGCCACAGAGAAGCTCAGGTCGTCTTCCATGCGCATGATCAGCGAAGTGCCAGACCGACCAGCCCGAGATTTTTCGATGGTGATGATCCGGCTGTGCTGTGGAGCGTTCCCGCTTTCGATCTGCTCCTTAGAGGGCTTCTTAAGCGCCCACGTCTCATCAACAGCGTCACGGATGGCTGAGGTGCCCCTGAAGCCGCCCTGCTTGTTTGCGTGGTGAATGATGAGGATCGTGGTGGCCGGGAACA